ACGACACCCAGCCCGCCCTGTGCGGGCTTTTTCATTCTGGAGACACAGACCATGGGTCAAAAAGTAGCGGGCACCGTCTACGTCAAAGTGGACGGCGAACAGCTGATCATCACCGGTGGCGCCGAAGCCCCGCTGATGGACAAGAAGCGCGAAACAATCTACCCCGGTTTCTACAAGGAGGAAGAGCTGGCGGCCTATCTGAAGATGACGGCCGTGCACACACCCAACTTCCCCATCAAGGCACTCACCAATGGTCGAGACATGACCATCACCTGTGAATTCAGTAACGGTTCGGTCTACGTTCTGGCCGGCGCCTACCTGGTAGACGAACCGACCTCGAAAGGTGACGACGGCACCATTGAACTGCAATTCGACGGCATCAAAGGGAGCTGGCAATGAGTCACGTTCAGAAGCTGCAGGTCGCGATCGAGGCCCACGGTGAGCCGCTGTCGGAGCTCTCCTTGCGCCGGCCCACCGTGCAGGAAGTACGGGCGATCAAGGCGCTGCCATACAAGATCGACAAGAACGAGGAGGTCAGCCTGGACATGGACGTCGCCGCGAAATACATCGCGGTCTGCGCCGGCATTCCCCCGTCGTCGGTCAACCAGTTGGACCTGTCCGACCTGAACGCCCTGAGTTGGGCGGTTGCCGGTTTTTTCATGAGTGCGGCGTCGCAGCCATCGGCGACCTGATTGCAGCCGCCTATGACCTGGCCTGGTTCTGGAAGGTTGACCCCGAACAGATGATGGCCAGGCCACTGGATGTGCTCCGCGAATCGCTGGAGCACGCGCAACGGATCAATGCGATGCAGCAGGTGCAGTGATGGCTAATACGAATTTGAGCCTGGTCCCGCAGAACTTTCCCGTCACGGTCAACATGCTCGTGGTGCTCAAGGGCGCCGAGAAAATGGATACCGAGATGAGGGGGCTGCGCGGCAAGGTCGCAGCATTCAAGAAAAGCATGGAAGACAGCGGCCTCGAGCCGCTGGATGTTGCCGGTTTCATTTCCGAAGGTGGTTTGCTCAAGCCGTTTCAGGACGGCATCAAAAAAGCCATCGAAGCGCAGGATGCGCTGGCGAAAAAGGTCATGGCGAACAAGGGCCTGAAACTGCCCAAAGTGGTGCAGGGGGAAACCTCGGCCAACCTGGCAAAATTCAACGAAGCGCTGGACAGGATTTCGCTGAATATTGGCAATGCGTTGCTGCCAGCGGTTAACGGCATCGTCACCGCGATTACGCCGGTGATCACCTCGATCGGCCAGTTTGTGGCGAACAATCCGTACCTCGTCGAAGGCCTGGCAGCGGCAGCTGTCGCGTTCACGGTAGTGACCGTCAGCGCGATGGGGCTGGTCGCAGTGTTGGGCATTCTAACGTCACCGATCGGCTTGATTGCCGCCACGATTGCGGCGGCCGTGGCGCTCATCGTGATTGGCGCGCGGTTGATCACCAACAACTGGGGCGCGATCTCGGGATTCTTCAGCCACAGCTGGCAAACGATCGGCGATGCGACCCGTCGCGGCATCGACAGTGTCCAGAAAGGCTGGGGTGAGATGGTTGCGAATGGAAAGCTGCGGTTCGAATCGATGCGTGCCAGCGCTTTGCTGAAGTGGCAGGAGATGCGGGCTGATGCCATTGCCGGTGCCAGCGCTATGGCGGCAGGAGCATCCGAACGTTTGCGTGCATTCGGCGCGTTCATCAAGCAGACCTGGGATTCGGCCCGCAGCGCCGTCGGCGCTTACTGGGACAGTGCAGCCGCCACAACGGCCGCGGGATTGCAAACGCTCGGAGCCCGTTTGTACACCTCGCCACTGGAGAGACTGAGCGCACTCTGGGATTCGGCCGATGAGGCCGTCACCGGGTACTGGAGTCGTAGCTTTGCCGCAACGCAGTCCGGTTGGGAGTCGGTGAAGTCGACATTTGACGGCACGCTGACAGCTAAAATGGCTGGTGTCTGGGAGTCTGCGCGAGGCGCTGTCGCTGATGCTCTCGGCAGCATGCAAAGCGTGGCAGCGAGTGGTTGGGAGCAGCTCAAGTCGATGTTTTCCTGGTCGCCAACGGCGATGGTCGAAAGTGCCTGGCAACCTTTGGCACCGGTTTTTTCCGCGCTGTGGGATGTTCTCCAGGCGGGTGCGCAGCCGTTGAAAAACGAGTTTCAGAACCTGTTTGGCAGTGCTCCCGTAGAAGCGGTCGTGGCGAAATGGAGTGGCGTTACGGAGTATTTTTCCAGTTTGTGGACAACGTTGAACACGGACGCACAATCGGTAAAGACGACCTTGGGCGAGCTGTTCAATCAGTCGCCGCTGGAGTCGATCAAAGAGAAGTGGCAACCCGTGCTTGGCTGGTTCAGTGATATGTGGGCAAGCCTTCAAGGAATTTTCGGACAAGTCAAAGAACTGCTCGGGGGCAACTTCTCCGGGTTTTTCGCGACGATCACCGCCACCAGCGCTGCGGCGCCTGCCGGGGCGCCGGGGCTGAGCAGCACATTGCCGCAAACCTCCGGTGCGCTGATTCAACAAAGCGCACTCAACAACCGCACGCAACTCGAAGGCGGGCTGACCGTCAGCTTCGAAAATGCGCCGGCCGGATTGCGCACTCATCAACCGCAGACCAATCAACCGGGCCTGGCGCTGACTTCGCGTATCGGCTATCGCTCGCTGTCCATCGGAGGTTCCAATGAACTGGCGTGACCGTTTGTTGCCGGCATCCTTTCGGGGTGTCGGCTTCTGGATCGATCAGGCGAAAACCCCGGTCGGTCGCAAAGGTCAGTTGCATGAGTATCCGCAACGCGACCTGCCGTTTTTCGAAGACCTCGGCCAGCAAGCCAGGACTCACGACATCACGGCATTCATCATCGGCGCTGATTGCCTTGAACAGCGCGACAAGCTGCTCAAGGCATTGGAGCAGGGCAGCGGCGAGTTGGTGCATCCGTGGCTGGGACGCCTGCAAGTCAAGGTCGGTGAATGTGACATGACCCACACCCGCCAGGACGGAGGGTTGGTCACGTTCACACTGAAGTTCTATCCCGATCAACCCCTGCCGTTTCCAACGGCGACCGTCAGCACTCAAAAAGTGCTGTTGGCCAAAGCCGATACCTTGCTGGGGTCGGCGGTGGCGCGGTTCGAACAGGCGATGACGCTGATCAAGGCCGCGCGGATCGGCATCGCCAATCTGCGCAACAGCCTTACTGGCGTGTACGAGGTGATCAAGGAGCAACTCAAACCGTTGATCGAGCAGTACAAGGAAATCACCGAACTGGTCAAAGCGGTCAAGGAGTTGCCCAAGGAAGTGGCAGCGGAGTTCAAGGGCTTGCTCGGCGACATCAAGGAACTGAAAGCATTCGCCAAGGAAGGCTACCGTGGCGTGATTGCCGACGTGTCGCAGCAACTCGAAGCGATTCGCAAGGCTGATGCGCCCAGGCTCACCACCGGCAAGGACACCACGGCGGCGGCGCAAGCCATGGCGGATCTGGTGCAGGACACGATGCTGGTCAAAGTGGCGCAATGGGTTGCCTCGATGCCAGTGGCGACGCCGCCGGTGAAGCTGTCATCGACACCGTCGCTGGAGCAACAGGCGAGGCAGCCGGTCAGCCGTCAGGAAGTGCCGGTGACCGATGACATGAAAGCGCTGCAAAAGGCCTTGGTGGAAGCGACTGATCCGATGCTGGATAAAGCCAGCCCCGCGCATTATCAGGCAATTGACGACGTCAAACAGGCATTGATTGCACACGTCAAAGCCGTAGCGTCGTCGGGTGTGCGGCTGGTCAGCAAGTCTTTCCAGGACAGTCTTCCGGCGCTGGTGGTGGCCTATCAGCAATTTGCCGATGCCACGCGGGTTGCGGAAGTCACGCAGCGCAACGGGGTTGCCCATCCCGGGTTTCTGCCGCCCAACGATGTCAAAGTCTCCGGGGAGTGAGCCATGAATGACATGGACAATCGCGTCACGCTCACCGTCGGTGACATGGAATATGGCGGCTGGAAAAGCGTCGAAATCAGCGCTGATCTGGAGCGCCAGTTTCGCACTTTCAAACTCGATATCACCTGGCAATGGCCAGGGCAGACAGTCGATCAACGGATCGCCGCCGGTGACGCCTGCGAAGTGCGGATCGGCAAGGATCTGGTGTTGACCGGGTATGTGTTCAAGGCGCCGATTCGCTATGACGGGCGGCAGATCAGCCTGAGTATTGAAGGCAGTTCCTGTACGCAGGATCTGGTGGACTGCGCCGCGATCAATCGCCCTAACCAATGGAAGGATCAGCCGATGCTGAGCATCGTCGAAGCGCTGGCGTCCTCCTACAAGGTCAAGGTGGTCAGCGAGATTGCCGAAACAGCGCGACTGGGCAGTTACACCATCGTGCCGGGGGAGACGGTATTTCAATCCATCGACCGGTTGCTCTCGTTGTTTCGGGTGTTTTCCACCGATGACGCACAAGGCCGGTTGTTGCTGGCCAAGCCTGGCAGCAGTGGTCGGGCCAGTGATGTGCTGGAGCTTGGCAAGAATATTCTTTCGGCCAGCGCGCCGATGGATTACAGCCAGGTGTTTTCCGAATACCGGGTGATCGGCCAGCAAAAGGGCAACGATCAAAAGAGCGGGGCGGCCGTCAGCGAGATTGAATCGGTTGCCGCCGATCTGAGTTACAAGCGCCGCCGTGTCACGGTCATCAATGAAGGCTTGCAGATCAGTCCTGACATGTCGTTGCAACGCGCGATGTGGGAAAGCTCGACGCGTGTCGGGCGGGCGCAGACCACCACTTATCAGGTGCAGGGCTGGCGCCAGTCCAATGGTGATCTGTGGCGTCACAACACGTTGGTCCGGGTCAAGGACCCGGTGCTGGGGTTTGATGACGACATGCTGATTTCCAAAGTGACTTACTCGCTGTCGGCGCAAGGTTCGGTGACCACATTGCAAGTGGCGCCGCCACACACTTTTGATCCAGATCCAATACCCCCCCAAAAAACCTGAGCCCTGCACCGACCCCTGTAGGAGTGAGCCTGCTCGCGATAGCGCTTCAACAGACACGCAAGCGTCGACTGCCATACCGCC